TCTGGTCTTGTGCCCAATGACTACCAAGGCAAGCCAAACAATATTGTAGTGGCTGTGCAATGGGGTAGTGAAATAGGACTTGCACCAATGCAAGCCTTGCAAAACATATCTGTTATCAATGGACGTGCAACAGTCTGGGGTGATTCTGCCCTTGCACTAGTTTCGTCCCACAAAAAGTTTCTTGGAATAGAAGAAAAGTTTGAAGGTGATACAGCTATCTGCATTGTCAAAAGACTATTGGACAATGGTGATGTGCAAGAAACCAGGCGTGAGTTTTCTATTCCAATGGCAAAGCAAGCTAATCTGTGGCAGAAGAAAGGGCCATGGACACAGTACCCCAACCGCATGTTGCAGATGCGAGCTAGGGGATTTGCTTTGCGTGATTCTTTTCCAGATGCATTGAAGGGAATGATCACAACAGAAGAAGCATATGACATTCCCCCAGAAGAAAACCAAAGCCACACAAAGGTTGACAAGGTGGTGAACATAGGTGATGGGGCAGTAACTAGCCAAGAAATTTTGGAAGCTATTGGTGAAGCTGAAACGCCCACTAATGATGCAGAGCAGTTAGGTGAAGGTGAAGTAGTGGTGTCACCTACTGAACAAGGGCAGAGCGAAATAGAAGCATCGCCTTTAGGTTCATACACACTTAACATTCCAAGGTGTGAACCAGAATCTTATGGCACAACACAAGAGTTTTCTGACAGATACAAAGCACTAATGGATTCTGTCATGAAGGCAACAACCATTGATGCCAGATCTAAGATGACTAAGTTGCGTGAACTAGAAGATGCAAATGCACGACTATTGTCATCTTCACCAGAAGGCAATGAGCTTATTGACCATAGGTTAAAGCTAAACAAAAAACTTGGTGTAGAACTAAAGGAGACAGGCAATGAGTAAGGCAGGTCTCACACCAAGGCAGAAAGATGTGCTTGGTTTTTTGCAGCTATACTACAATGAGTATGGAATCTTCCCAAGCCATAGGGAAATAGCAGATGGAAAGATAGAAGGAAGGCAGGTCATTACAAAGGTGGCAGCATCTTCTACAATCAAAGATACCTTGGATAGAATAGAACAGCGTGGGCATATCAGAAAGAACCCACACATGCCAAGGGGATTGGAACTGCTATGAGTATGGAAGAAGGGATTACCTTTACAAAAGAAAAGGCAGAAGCATTTAGGGATGCTTATGTTGATGCACTACAACAAGGCAAGGACACCTTCACCTTTGAAGGCAAGGGTGTCTTTATAGACTATGCCAAGTACATGTGCGAACACTTGGTTAATGCAGGACTATTAGATAAGTCTTAGAGTTCTGCCTTAAAAATATCTGCAATCCTTTGGGCACGCTGACCAACTTGGCGTGCCCATTTGCTATCTAGTGCTTGGGCATACGCTTCATCTGGATTGTCTGCTTCAATGGCAGCAAGCATCTTCTTGAACTTTAGTAGCCTTGTGATCCCCAGATTGTAACACATGTTAAGCAATGCTTCTTGTACTTCTTCATGCTTTTCTACTATCCAAGGCAGGCTCGACTGTAGTTCATCCCACATATCTGACAAGGTATTCTTCAACAAGAACTGTGCTTCATGTTCTGTCAATCCACCCCCTGCTTCTGGGTCAACAAGTTTACCATAACCTATTGTCCAGTAACCAAGATGATCCTTGTACATCTTATGCAAACCATCTTCAATAACCGCACCTTCATCACGAATGATGGCAGTCATCAAGCGCACTTCATCTAAATGTTTCATGCGTACTGTCGCTTCTTGCCGTACTTCTTTTTCATCTTGTTACGCAAGCTAGTCTTTGCTGACTGCCTAAAAGCCTTGGCAGTAGGCGCACCAGCTTCGCCGGGCTTGCGCATCTTTTCCCCACTACCTTCCTTAATTCGCTTACGCTTCGCGTGAATGTTGGCATACAAACCAGGTTGTTTTGCCATACTTACACCTCCTTCTTTTTACCATATTTCTTTTTCATTTTTTTCCGCATTGCTGCAGTTTTCATCATTGGTTTCTTTGGTGGTCTACCCACCTTAGAACCATAAGTGCCTGGGCCTTGTGGCATTTCACTTCACCTCCTTTGTGTCTGTGTTTTGTTTCTTGTCATAGCTCCGCATGCCTGCGATTCCAAGCATGCCGAAAAGTAAAGGCATCATTACAGACATGTCAGCCTGCGGTATGGTGATACCAAAGCCTGCCATGATTGGCGATACCATGTAGTTGATTCCAAGAGACAGCCCGCATATCCATCCAATCAACGGGCGCCAGCTTGATTGAAACCAGTTGCCCTTTGCATCAGCTTTCAATACTTCGATCTGTGCCATGACTTGTTCATGCGATTGCTTTTCTGCCATCGTCGCAATTTCGTGGGCAAGGCGTGCCCTTTGATCTTTATCTTCGATGAACTTGTCTAGCAACCCAGTGACTGGGCCAACCAAACTTCCTAATAAATTTATCACTTACCCCCCTTATCTATCTTGGCTTCCTTGCCAAGATACAATCCATAAATGCCACTCATGATTCCCATGACCACCGATACAAACGCGGATTGAGCAGTTGTTGGATCTTCTAATTCCATGAACCATTCTGCACATCGCCATGACATGATCACAGATGCAATCATGGTTATTCGTGCAGTTAGATTGAAGCGCATATATTTGTTAAAGAAGTCTGTCATTCAAACCACCCTTTCAACCAAGCAATCCATGCTAACAACGCTGCTATCATGGTAGCTATTAACAAACCTGCTGCACCATAACCAACATACTCCATGATTTCTTTGCGCCTGCGTGCAGCTAGTTCTTCTTGTACCCTTCGTTCTTTTCTGGCGTTGGCTTGGAATCTTTGCCAATCATCCCACAAACCAGGTCTGCCTGCGTAGATCATGAACTGTTTAAGTTCTGCTTCTTGTTCCCGTATCTTTTCTAGCGCCATGAATTCTTCTAGGTCTGATGATCGTATGCCCTTCTTTTTTTTCCTATTGCCTTTCCTTTGGAGTTCTTCTTTTGCAATAACAAAATCGGAAATCGCTTTGCCTGCTTTTGCTAAATCACCTGTGTTGGCTATAGCCTTCTTGATGATGGCGAATGCCGCGTTCGCAGCCGCGAGTTCCGCAAGCATATCTACTTAACTTTCTTTGGACGCCCACGCTTCTTAGGTGGCTCTTCTTTAGGTTTAGTTTTTGCTTCAGGCTTCTTGCCTTTTAGCTTTGGGTTAAGATCATAAAGGTGTGGCATCACACACTCCCATCATATAGTTGCGGACTTTGCACTGCATCTTCAGCAGCTTGCCATGTTGCAGACACATTCGAGTGCCAACTTTCTGCTGACAAATCAGCCACAAAATCTGTTTCTGTGTTTGTCTTTTCCAAGTAAGCAGAACCATCGCTTTGCCCCTGCACAACCCTAATTGTTGAAGGTAGCCAGCTAATGTCTAAATCCCCATAAGAAACACCATCTTTGTAGATAGTGCCTTTGTTGTTAGTTTCTCGTATAATTTTCCATACTGCCATAAGTCACCTATGTCTTGATTATATACAACGCAATCAACAAAGGTTGAATGTTGTTATGAGTATTGCCACTACCGACTGGGTCTGTCTGTGTTCCAAGTAATGTATTTAAAAAAGTTCCAGAACCGCCAACCGCAGGGTAAGCATAACCAGATGAGGTAGTGTTTAAGCCATAAAAAAATCTATAGGTAGTATTGCCAGAATAACCACCTGGTCTATGAAAGTGTGAAGGAAGTTGCGCTTCAGTTAATGTGTGACTTTGTGAGCCGCCAGTTGTACCAAGCGTTGCTCCATCAACAGTAACCGCAGATGTAATCCGACTAGCTGCACTGCCGCCCATATTGTCTTTTCCAGCAACAACACGCCCTCTTAGGTCAGGCAGATTGAATGTTGATGAGCCGTCACCAGTGCCGTAGGTTGTGCCGATAGCAGTAAACAAAGTAGCATATGTTGAACGAGAAACAGCAGATCCATCACATTGGAGCCAGCCTGTTGGTGTGCTGTCCTTTGCCCATGAAACAATAGTGCCAGCATCAATAGGGTTAGGAGCATTGCCAAGTGAGCCCACAGGAATGTTGAAGTTGCCGCCTACAATGTCTGATAAGTTTCTTGCGTTGCTCATATTTGCCTTCCCTAAGTTGCTATTTCCAAAACTTCTAATATATTTTTAAAGGAATAACCTGCGTAATTAAACCTTGCGCCAGTGCCAGAATTATCCCAACTTGCAGCTAACAATTTAAACGTCATGCTAGTTCCTGGTGCTGCAGTAATAGTGGTGATATAACATCTATCACCGTTCTGCCCAGAAGCACCATCTTGTTCATTTGCCCATGAATCCCCAGAACCTCCGTCTGTTCCAAGTATCCTAGTTTCTGAGCCGCCAATGGTTACACTAAAACCTATGTTAAACCTGTTTGAACCAGTCTGATTACCATACATATGAGCGTGACCAAGCAACAAAAACTTACTATTACGTCCCTTTGATACAAGTGTTAGATTCGCACCAATTGCTTCATATGTTTGTTGTGCTGTTAGATTGTACGCGCTAGAACTTTCAGAGTGTTGGGCCTGAAGGATAGTTCCACGATCATCAGAATAAGATGACCTGCCATTGATAAGTCTTGGCATTAAGAAATCTCCTCATAAGAAATCAAGACAACTAAATCACCTGAAGCAGATGCGCCACCTTTGATAGCTGTATTTTCTTCAAGGTAAATAACACTGTTCTTGTCAGTCAGAACAAGAGTGCTATCTGCTGGTACATCTATTGTTGTGCCAATAGAATGATTAGTTGACCCATCGTTATAATACATACTTACGCTTGCGCTGTTTGTTCCATCAACATTGCTCACAAGGATTGTGTTGACCTTAAACACCTTTCCTGACGATGCGGAATTAGCCAGAATGTCTGTGGTGAGGGAAGTGCTAAGTGCCGCCCCTTTTGTTTTAGCAGTGATTGTTGTTACGTTTACTATATTTGGTGCTGCCATTTTATCCTCCGAATACTATAGCCATTGCGATTGATTTGCCCATTGTTGCTACAGACGCCCCATTTACTTGAACATCTGTGGTTGCGTTCAATGTGCCTGTCACAGTGACGTTAGAACTAAATGTGCCACCTGCAGATTTTGAAACTGTGTCAGCAACCGTGAATGATTTAAAAGCATAGATTACAATTTCAGAACCTACAGCTGCATTCGATTGCAAGACAACAGATGTTCCGTTGTTTGCAGTAAAGTCATCTGCATGAAGAATAACACCGTCCTTAACTACCTGGATGTTCTGTTGAGTATAGGATAATGTTGCTCCGTTATCATCTGTTCCAGAAAATGTATCGGTGGGCGAACCTGATACTGTGTATTCAAAGATATTCATAGAAGCAGATCCAGCCGCTGATGCAGCTATCCAGTTTGCTCCGTCATAGACACGCATTTCGTTGTCTGTAGTGTTAAAGTATAGCGCACCAGTAACTAAGGCATCACCGTCATTGTCAGTTGATGGGCCGTCTGTGCTTGTGTTAAATGCACCATATACACCATGCGCTGAAAATGAAGCTAATGTGCCAGAACCAGCAGCAGTTGCTGCATTGTCCAAATTAATTGTTGTGCCACTAATCCCGATTACATTTGTGCCTGCTGGAATATTAAGAGATGTTAACTTCATTCCTACAATAATGCCTGCGGCACTAGTAGCTGTTACTTCAGAAGAACCATTTGTTGTTGTAATTGTAGTTACTGCAGTTGTAGTAGCTGTTGCAGTGTCAGCCATTGTGCCAAGGTAACGGTCATCAAAGTTATCAAGAGCCGCACCCATTGCAGCTGCGATAGCCTTTGCACTATCCCTTGCTGATGCTGCATCTGTTGCTGCCTGTGATGCACCTTGAACTGCTGTGATGTTTGTTACTACAGTCTGAATAGCATTGGTAGCTGTTGTGCCATCTTCAATGTGGGCAAGCGTAGTGATGTCTGTTGCAATATTAGCTAGGGTATCCATGTCAGATACAATGGCAGTAGTACCAAGGGTGTTCATGTCTGATACAGCGTCTGCTGTACCAAGCCTTCCAACTTCTGTTGCTACACCAGACACATTAGCAAGGTGTGTTGTGTTGATGCCTGCTACTGTGGTGACATTAGCTGAATTAGCTGCAACCGTTTGTATTGCATCAGTAGCATCTGTGCCATCTTCTATGTCTGCCAACACCCCAATGTCAGCTGTTATAGCTGCTAGTGTTGCAACATCTGCTATCTTAGGCCCTGCTTCTGGTAAACCAGATGTAGCATTGAAACCTAATACAGTTCCTTTTCTTGTGTCCTTGTCTGGAATCGACATATCAACAGTAGTCAATTCAGATGGTGGTGCTTTCAATGACCTTTGTAGTTGTTCGTCTGCATCACCAACCTTCATATGCAATGTATCAAAGTCTGATTCCAAAGCAGAACTAGTGATGTTGCCGCCAGATGTGTAAACATTTGACCGTGACAATGGTAGATCTGAAATGATAGAAACTTTTGCTTGGTTAGCAGGAGCAGTTACAAACTTAATTCTGCCAGTCCCGTCTGAATCTAGACCTGCAACATTAGATGAATTAACAACAGAATAGTGTGTGGTGACTGTCTGTAATGCGTCATCCACATAAACCTTTACATCAGTTGTAGCATTAACCTGAAATGGAAAATCAAAATTAACATTGCTTCCATCCCCAGTTCCTACAAACCTTCTTACTGTATCTGTTAGACTAAATGTAGCCATTTTATATTACTCCACTACAAGATATACCACTTTTTGCTTGACAAGTCACCGTTTTATCTCGCCTGTTGCACAGCTCTGTCCTTGTCACTATCAAGGAGGTTGCCGCTAATTTTCTTTTCTAAACGCATAATTTCTGCGTTCACTTGATTCTTTGTTGGTGGGCGCACTGTCTGCATTTCCATACCAAGGTTTTCTTCAAATCGCTTTGATTCATTGTTGATTGCAGCATATTCTGGGTAATGCATAAGTATTAGGTTCTTTGCATAGCCCTTGTATATGGCATCAATTTCTTGCATCTTGCGTAACTTGTGACCCCTACTAGCAGCCAACCTTGTTTTGCCATCAGATGCAATCATGAAATTATATTCATCTGATGCAAACAGTTCTGCAAATGCTTCTAAGATAGGCTTTGGTGGTTTGACACCACCCATAACACTTTGCCCAAAGACCTGCTTTGCAAGCTCTGATGATGCAGGATCATTGTAATACTTCTTGTAATCTGCATATGCAGGACCAGTTAGCTTTATATTTTTAGTGTTCATGGTTCTGCTTAAAGGTGGCAAACCAGTCATCATTAGTTCTAGTTCTTTGTTGACTATGTTCTTACCAGGCTTACTTATAACCCGCACAGGCACAAAGTAATTCCATGTAGTGCCAGGCGTTTGTGGTACTACTTCCCCCCATCTGTTTGTTCTTGTAGGAAGTTGGTCACTACAGCCAATAGTCTTGGAACAAGCTAATTCTAGTGCTTCATATGCACCGCGTAGTTCTGGTGTAAGACCTACACCTGGAATCATGGGGTAGATCTGATTGATGTCACGTGGCTTTGTTTCACTAGGTGTAGGATCTGTTATGCGTTCTACAGTTGACTGCATGCCCAGACCAAATTGCCCACCTGTCTGAATCTGTTCCTTAATAATAATGCCTGCTTGCACAGCTTGCTTAGATAATAGTTCACGCACACGTTCGAACTTGCTGTCATGGTCTGCATATGGTGAACCTTGTAAGTCAATAAGTTCGCCTATAAACTGCATCATAGGAAGGGCTGTGCCTACATATTGTGTTGTAGCCAAGCCAAGATTCATAACCATGTCATCCATAGCTTCTGGATCTTCTGAATTATACAGAACTTCTTTAGTGTCTGCAGCAAGTGCAAGCACACCAGAAAGCGGGTCATACCTAGAATAGCTTACCCATGTGTAACCACTACCATCATCTTTTGGTATGCCAATAGAATAAGGTTCATGTGTTTCTAGCCAGTTAGCCCTATCTTGTTTTCGTCTTGGCCCATAGCCTGTAACAACAATTCCATCACCATACATGCCAGAAGATAGTGACATAGTAAGTGCGCCAAAGGTTGTGCCAGTCCCTATCTTTGCAAGTATTGCCCTGCGTTCTGCATTAGTCCCCATTAGCATTGCCTTCATGTTAGAAGGCATAACAATGCCAAGTGGTGTTCTTTCTGTTACACGCAAGAATATATTTGTTGGTGTCTTGTAGAAAGGCATCCAGATCTTCATTAGTGGGTGATTGATTGCACCTTGGAAGTTTGCAAACACACCTGGCAAATCATCTTGGAATGTAACCATACGTGCAAATTCTGCACCTTCTTGGAAGGTTTCTTCACTATGCAATGTCTTTAAGTATGCAGCTTGCCCTTCCTTTAGAATGTCATCATCTGATGCACCACGTAGCTTTGCAGCCTTCATAGCTTCTGTCTTGGATCTTTCTGCTAATGCTTCTATCTGCATCCCACGTGCAAGAACCTTAAATGTTTCATCAATGGCTACCATTGGTCTGTAGCCTTGCATGCGCATAAGAATGCCAAAGCCATCTATTGCATGACCTGCAGCAGATCTGATGCCACCTTGTGTCTTATCAATACCAAAGGCTTCTGAGCTAATAGCCTTCATATCTACATCTAGTTTTGATGTGCCATCTGTTAATGCTTCTTCATACCTAAGTGCATGACCAAACGCCCTAGCAGCTTGCCCCATGTACTTCCATTGTGCCTTTAGCATTGCTAGTGCTTCGCCTGGTCTGCCTTCCACAGCACGTTCTAACACCTGTAGTTCAAGCATAACTGCCTGCCCAACAAGGTTAAATGAATGTGTTAGTGGATTAGACAGAAGGGCGGATTGGTAGATTTCTACCATTGGATCTAGCAGATACTTGCGCATCATAGAACGCTTTGCAAACTCATGCCTTGTTCTGTCATTGGGTGCGGTTTCATAGAAGTATAGCATTTGGTCAATGGCGTTTTCCCCACCATATGCTTCCATGTAATCAACTAAATTATCTTGTGTTACTTCACCATTTGTAATGACTTGGTTCTTTTCTAGCATCTGTGACATAGCTTGGATGCGTGCCTTGCTAGGCGATGCAATGATTCTTTGTGTAGCCAGACCCCTAGCTAAATCACCTTGTGCGCCAAACAAGATAATAGATGCATAGCCTTCCATAGATATGGCTTGTGCAGCTTTGACTTTATCTAAGGGGTTGCCTGTTTCACGTGCCTTTTTGATAAGTGCTTCTGCATTTATCTGCATAGCCACAACAGTTCTTCTGGCAGCTAAGAACTCTGCATCTGTAAATGGTCTGTCACCGGGGGATCGTTGCATGAGCATAAGGAATGCATCTACAGAACTAATCCTGTTTGCTTCATTTATGACATCTTTAAATCCACGTTCACCAGTCCTTATAATGCGTTGACCAGAAGATGTGGTTAGATCTTTGTATGTGTTGAATGTTGCTACAACAAATTCCCTAAGAACTAGATCTGCATCATCACCTTTGCCTGTGCTAATATTTTTAAGGTTAGGTAACACAACATTGTTAAGCCCTGCAGCTGGGTTGTTCTTTGCTGTATCTGCAAACAACTGTAGCTTTGTCATTTCTTCTGGTGTGGCAGGACGCATAATAATCTTGCCATCTTCTGTGATGTTGACCATAGGTGCGCTACCACCTTCAACAACTACATTTTCACCTTGGTTTTCTGCTGCCTTTGCTTTGCGTTGATTGGGTGATTCAATGACATCTGCTTTGTTTTGCAGAGTGCCATCTGGATTTGTAAATGAATCAATTATGGTTTCTGCAGCATCTACAGCTGTTTTGCGTACAGGCCCTGCCATTGCAAGCTGTATTTGGTTTTGTTCATTAATCTGTTCATCAGGTGCTTCTACAGGATTAGTGATGTCCTGTGTGTTCTGATTGATAACAGGTGGGGTTTTGTTATCATCAATAGGTGGTATTGACATTAGATCCCCTTTCTTCATTCATGTAGCTTGTGCCTGTCATTGCTAGTGGTATGGCGCTAAACAAGGCAAAGCCCTTCCTAATTCTATCACGCAATTGTGGTGTAATTCTTATAAGGTTAAAGTACATGCCTTCTGGGTTTACGCTTTCATCCCAATCAGGCACGCTTGACCCTTCGCCCCTTGGGTTGCCACTGCTATCTGTATCATTTAGGAACATCCTAGCTGCAGGCACACGTTCAATTTCTGCATCTGTCCCTTCAATAAGTTTGTTTATTTCTTTAGGAATAATGGTGTCGTATAGCTTGTCTGATTGCAGACCTATTCCTGGAATAGATGTAAGCAATTCATGACTAGGCACGCTAATAGCATCATGTCCTGTTGCTACTGCATCTGCCATGATGCGCTTCAATGCCAAGACACTAAAGTCCTTGCCACCCTTTACAAATGGTGAATCTGGCATTGTTGGTTTTTTGTTGGCTAAAGCATAGGTTTCTTTTGGCGCAGACCCCTTTAGCTGTGTACGCAACCTGCTATACAGATCTAGCATAAAGATTTCTGCTAGTTGTTTTGCAATTCCATACTTGTCTGATGCATCATCAACAGACCATGATGCTGGTTCAAACCCTTCTTCTTGTGACGCTATGCTTTCATGTAGCTTGACCATCCTGCCCATAAATTCTTTTTCATCTAGTGTCACAGCATTTTCAAAAATTTCGTTTACAAGTTCTGGGCTATTTCCTTGTTGCTGTATTTTATTCATTATTTCAGCAAAGTCGCCTGGGCCACTCCCAAAGTCTGTGTTTTGGAAAGTTGTCACATCTTTATCAACACCTAATGCGAAGCCTTCTGGCAGCTTGCCATTTTCACGCCAATACAAAATGGCTTCTTCTGCTTTGTTTCTGCTTAAAGGTGTGCTGTCTGTTGCAGTTAATTGCTTACCTTCAAACCGCAATAGGTTTGCAATTCTTGCAGCATCTGGCAGTAAAGCATATTCATCTGCACTTAGCCTTGGCATGCCAGGTCTTGATATAACAAACCCTTCATAAATGCTGTTGAATGTGCCAATATCAACAGACTTAGTATCTTGTGCAAGCATAAGGTCTAGCTTGGTTCTTCTGCCTGTTGGATTAAATCTGTTTGATTGATCAACTAGCATTGTGTCCATTACACGGTTAAAGTTACCAACTAGTTCTGTGGCTAGTTTTCTTGCATCCATTGCTGGTTTGAGACCATAGATTTCACTAAGGGCTTGTGGCAATGATGGAAGGAAGTATGCCATCTGACCTGTGTCTGCTTCTGCCTGGTCAAACATAAAGTCTATGCCTTCAGTTATTTCTTTGCGAATACCATCATCTATCCCCCGCATAGAACCTATCTGGTAAGAATCAAACAGATCATTTACAATCCCAGTATTAAGGGCTGTGCGGATGCCTTCTACTGCTTCTTTGTTAGATGATGCCCACTTGGTTAGGTTTTCTTGTGACGCTAACCCTTTGCCATACTGCGCCCTTTGTGCCCAATCAGATTGGATTTCATCTACAGCATAGATAACTATCTGGTCATTAGGCCCAACTGGTCCTGTGTATTCACCAGAGTTGTCATAGAAACTATTAATGTTAGTTTTGACTAAACCCTTTTGTGCAGATTCTGGATAGTACATTGTCCTAGATGTTTTTCTAATGTGTACAACTTCACCATCATTGAAGTGTGAACCTTGGTAAATGCCTCGAGCGTTACTAGGTTGTTTTGCTTTTATCTGATCTGGGTTTGCAAAGGTTAGGGTAATTTCTTCATAGTTTTCATCCCCTAAACCATCTAAGGTATATTCACCAAACAAGGTCTGCCCCCTGCTTAAACCACCTTCTGTAAACCCATTATCTATATTTAATTGTTCAATGTATTGCTGCACTGCAATTTCATCACGAAACCCATCACCTAACATGGTTGACATTTCCCGTTGTTGGGAATCATCCTTCACGCCATTGCGCATAACAACAAAACCTAGGTCATCATTTCCAACTGCATAGAAACCTTCTGGTACAGTTGTGTAGCCACCTGCCATGTTGCTATCTAAAACATTGCCAATGATTTTCCAAGGTTGATTTTCATATGCATCACGCGCACGTTCTTTAGCATATAACTGCAAAAAGTCCTGCACTTCTGAATCAAGGGTTTCGCCGTTGTATGTACCCCCATATGCAATTTCCATAAGTGGGATTAGGTCATCATCTTTGTATTGAAGAAACTTTTTGTAGATGCTGTCTGCTTTTAGATTAGCATCAATTTCGTCCATCTTATTTTCATTTATAAGGCTACGCTTGATAGACAAAACAAATTCTTGTTCATCAATATCATCTTCTTCAAGAACACGGTCTACGTCCATTTGGAAAAAGTCACGATCAACAGCATATTCACCATCTTCATAAACATCATCCCATGTTAGCCTAACTGTAGTAGCTGTTGTTTCACCACGCCCACCATCAAAGTCATCTGCAAATGGATCATTTGCATCTGGGCCACTACGTTTAATTTCTGTTAGCTTGACTTGGTTGTTGCGGATAAAGTCTACTAGTTCTTGCCTGTCAAAGCTCTTGCTGCCTTGTGCTTTTTGCAGTTCAACAAATTCATCAATACCTACCCACTTTAGTTCATCTTCCTTAACACCTGCCTTTTTCTTTAAGATAGATACAGCGTCATCTGTAGATATCTTTGGCGGCAACAATCTTGCTACACTAAGCAATTCACTATAAAAGCCTAGCTCGTCTATTTCATTCATAGGTACATTTTCACGCAATGCACCAGAACCAATGGACTGGCTTTGGTTCATAGGTGGTGATGTGTCTGGTACTGTGTTTGTGTCTGGGGCTTTGTTGCGTAGGTTTGTAACACCTTTCTTAATAGCTTCACCTGCTATGCTTACTGCAGGCGCACCAATTCTTGTAAGTTCTTCACCAACTGTTGCACCTATAGCAGCAGATGTTCCTGTCTGTGCAAGATCGAAACTAGTCTTGTTATCATCACCTGCTATTTCTACAGTCTGCCTTGCTAGGTCATCTGCAGCTGCAAACACTGCACCTTCTACCCCAGTAGCCACAGAAGCCTTTGTAACGTTGGCTAATACAATTTCCTTGAGAATACCCTTAATGCCTGCTTTAGTGGCTTGCTTGCCTGCCTGTGAGCCAGCAACGCCTATTCCAAAAGTCGCCAACCCTATGTAGTTTGTTGCATCCCATGCTGCATGAGCTATCCCCATACCTGTATTATATGCAGATATACCATCACGATCTGCTGTTTCCATAAGATAGTACATAGCTTTGGCAACATCTGGCGGCATTTCTGCTACCCTTGATGCTTGGTAAACCATGTTAGGCAGATTGTAGTTAAACTTGAGCATGAAGTTCACACCCCAATCTGCATAGCTATAACCAGAATCTAGTGGCTTTGCAGGCTGTGGCTTGATTTCTTTGTTTCTGCCATGCTTCTTTCTGCCTGGTTGCTTGTTAATGAAGTCATAAAGAATACGACTAGCGCCAATCCACAAGGGGTCATCATATTGGCTGTTTTCTTTTTTAGATATCTGGTCATCTAGGTAATCACGGCTAAAGGCATAGTTAGGCAATGATTGAAACTTTGCCCTATGCGCATCATAGTTTTGTGATTCTGCAGTGCCTGGTTCGATTCCTTCTGGGTAGCCTTGATCCCAGTTCAATGGCATATCGCCAGGTGCTTCATAGATTTCCCCATCTTGGGGGTTTCTATAAACAAACCCTTTGCCAGCAGTTCTGACATCTTGTGTATTCATATGATGTTTTAGAAATGTGTCTGTCATTGGAAAAACGCCGGTAGATGTTCATTAAGTTGATTAGATTGTGTTTGTTTCACTGATAACACTTCTTCATACAATTCACGCAATTCCCTTTTACGTGTTTCACTAGTGCCAGGCGCAGCAATTTCTGCCTGATAGTTTCTTTGGAATTCTGTAAAGGTGATGCCTAAACCAGACAAGTTGATGCGTGCAGCTAGATTCACAATAAGGTTTGCACCATCAGCATCTTCACCCCTTTGAATGATATCTAATACTTCTGTCATGAAAGCACCTGCATTAAAATCCTGTGACTTCATGGCTTCTGCTAATCTGTTTTCTATGCGCCCATACAAAGCAAGGTTTGCTGAATTGATTGTTGCTTGATCAAGAATAATGTTTGCAGGCATCTTCAATGCACTACGCACCCTACCCATAATTTCTTTGCCTTCTACACTTTGCCTTGCTGCAAGTTTGTCTGACAATATCTGCATATCTTTGTAAGTAAGATCACCTAGTCTGAATGATGTAAGTAGCTTTGCATGTGTTGTAGTCATGAACTGTGGATCATTTTTTATATCCATGTCATATTCTTGGAACACACGCCCATTGCTTTCTAGCGTTTGGAACTTGAAGTTTGTGTCAATTCCATACATGTCAAATGATGGGCCTACCAGATCTTCTAGCATGGCGTTTACTTCCATGCCTTTTGCAGAATCAATTGCCATAATGTTCTGACCAGCTGCCCTAATAAGATTGACCTTGGTCACAGCGTTTATATCATTATCAACAATTAGCTCTATGATTTGTCTGTGATAGAAATCAACACTATTCTTTCTTGTGTTTTCCCTATTTGATTCTACGGCATTTTCTATTTGCAGATCTGCAGCAAGCTGTGTCTTTGCAGCCGCCTTGATATCCACAAGTGCTGCATCATCTTTGCTATAATATTGCAGAATGTTTTGTATGTTTTTAGGTAAAGCAAGGAATGCACTATCTGGCTGTCCATCTGCAGTTGTTTTATACATTGTGCCCTTTTTTAATTCGAACGTAGCATTATCAAGGTTGTTGTAACCAACCACCCGCATTTCATTGCTTCTGCCATAATCAGATATAAACCTAGATACATCGCCTTTAGCAGAATCAAACACAGCAGTATTCCATCTGGTTTCCATCTGCTTGATGTATTCTGGGCTTTTGCCTAATGACTTTGCAGTTGCCTGATGCTGCAGAAGAATCTGATCTAACATAGGCTTGGTTGCTATATTTCTTTTGCGCCCACCTTCATTAAGTGTTGGCTCTGGCCCAGACATGTCTGTGTTGTTAACAACAATGTCATCTGTTGGGCGTGAATATATATTGTTTACTGGGTCAAGTTGATACGGCACACCAACTTCAAACCATGTGCTAACACCATCTAAATCTTGCTGGAAGCCAATTTCAAAAGCAGCAAGCAGCTGGTTTTTGTTTTCTTTATTAAATTTTTTGGTAATTGTTTCTAGTTCGCCATAGGCGTACAAATTCAATTCTGCCCTAAATTTGCGGGCATATGCAGGGTTTACATCATCAAACACCCCAGCATAACCACTTACAATGCTTTCATACTGCGACATCACAACATCTGGCGCATAAGCAGGGTTGTTAGGATCTTTGTCTGCTAATAGCTTAATATCTACAATGGCACGTTTAGCTGCTACTGCTAGATCGTTGTATGTTGTTGTAAGTGCAGAATCCCTAGCCGCCCTGCCAAATGCACTATAGGTATCACCAATAGAACCAAGGGCTGTGCCAATATCTGTCTGTGCGCCTTCTATTGCCTTTGCCCTAGCTGCATCTTTGTCTGCAGTGCCTGTTGGCATAGAAAAGGCATCAGATAGTTGTTTAGCATCTGGTGCATTTGCAGGGCCGTATTCAGCACCTTCTATCTTTGCCTGCCCTTCTGCCAACTTAAAAAAGAATGATGACATTCTGTTTAGTTGTTCAGATAGCGTTTGATAGTAACGCACCTGCTCACGCTGTGCAGATGTATCCATTTCTGGAATATTTAAGCCGCGAAGTTGGCGTCTGTATGTTTGTACACGTTCCGCCATTATGCCATAAATCCTTGTTTGCCACCATAAGATAGACCTGCCTGCCCTACGCCAGCCATTGCAGTACCAAAGGCAGCAAGCCTAGAAGTTTGTTGTATGTTTCTGCCTGCTGTTCTTAGGCTACCAGCGTTATATTCTGCCATCTTGATAGCCATAGTTGCGTTGTCTCTGGCAATAGTGAAATCTTTTACAGCTTCATAATCTGTTTGCCTTATAGCAATATCTGTTGGGCTTCCTGCTTCTGTAAAATTAAAGCCAGATGCACCACCTTTAGCTATGGCAGATGCAACAATCCTACGCCTTTCACGCAGAACCTGGTTGCCCATTTCTTTATAAGCTACAGCATCTTGTCTGCCTTTAATTTCTGCCTGCTTTGCCTGCGCTTCATACTGATAGCGTTGTGCCTTGCCTGCATCCATCTGTGCTTTTGCAGATAATAAAGACCCTGCCACACCCATTGCTGCTAATACTGGTCCGCCCATCTACTAACTCCCTACACTCACAGCATAATCCAAACTAAGAACAGTAAGGAAAACAGGCTGTGTCATTGTGATTCTGATTGTTGCTTCTAGGCTATACCCAGTAAAGCCCTGCACTTTTTTGACCCCAGTAAAAGTTGGAACACCACCTGCACCAGATGCAGGCAATGATTGCAGGTTGACTGTGTTGCCATTGATGGCAATGTTCTGTGATCGGTATAAAACAGGGTTTGCTTCTACAACACGCTTTTGTTTGCTTACAACATTCCCTGTAGGTAGCTGTAGTTCTATAGGCATAGTTTCTACAATTACATCATAATCAAGTCCTGCTTCCACATAACTTGAAGCTGTAGAAGCAACTGACACAATCCCACCTGCCACTGTTACAGAAGGATCAACAATATCATCCCTAATTACTGCAACTGTTTTTCCTTCAAGATGGGAATGACCTGCATAAGTAGTCATGCCAAATGCAGCATTTGACTGCACACCACTATCTGTTGTCATGTCATCATCAAAGACTTCTACATAATATTTAGCAGACCCACCTATTGTTCTTTTGACCACAACATAGATTGTGTCCAGATCTACTGCTACATCTACAAAGTCACCATCTGTTTTAAGAAAACTAGGTGCAACAACATTCTGTTGCTTGTTTAGCATGAAAGCAGCAATACCCCCTGTAAAGCCCGTAGAAGCCGCTCTATAGCCAGTTGAGCTGTCACCATTAACAATTAGCAACAGATCCCCTTCTGTGGTGTCTGTGGCGCTTCTAAGTGCCATACGCTTGGGATCTACAAGCAAATGTGATGACAATAGTGATATGTTCTGTGAAACATATGATAGTTCCACATCACTAAATGACATTTCACGCAAGGTTTTGCCTTGCCTTTGTATAAACAAAGTGCCTGTTTCCTGTTGGATTGGCTTAATGTTTTCTTTTGCACCACGCTTTGTTGCAGATCTAATAACAGTGTTTAGTGGTGTAATAGGATCTAAGTCTGATTGTGGCAGAAAGAATTCACCACCTGTAGTAAATACCTGCAAGTCCCTGCCAGACTGTATCCCAGTAATTGTATTTAGCCTATCTGTCTGAAGTGATACTTTAATGGCATCATCATCTAGTCCTTCTGCCTGCCTAAAGTTAAAAAACTGCCCTACCTTAGATGCAAACAAAGTTGTGGGCAGGCTATAACTACCGCCGAACCAAAGCCGCCCTTCATGGAAAGTAACTGTTGCGGGCCACCCTTTAGATGTAGACCATGCATCTTCAAAGCCTCTGTCAAAGAACCAGTCATTAGCTGCTATCTGTTCATCATCAAAGAAAGGTACTTCTGCAATAACGTCTACTTCTGTAGCACTAACAAACTTAACAATTCTTGCTCTACCAAAACCGTTGTCTGCTTCTATAAACTGATCGACATCTGATGAAGCAAACAAGGAAGAAGCTGCTGTAACAGTAACTGCATCATCTGTGCCATCTGGGGTGATAGCCACAGTTCCATTCGCAGTTGTCTGTGTAAATTGATGCTTTGGAACAGTAAGGCTAAGTGCTGTAGCTGTCCATGTGCTGTTTGTTGCACCGCGTTTTAATTGGAATGGTGCAAAGTGTGGATGAACAAGTATAAGTGTGTCTGCACTTTGTGCAAAGTTTAACTTGTTAATATCAAAATTAGTTACACCTGTTAGTGTGCCAACACTATAATCTACGTAAGCATTGCCAGATCCATTGATATTGCCAACCAAAGACTGGTTATTATAAATTTCAAATCTTATTGTGCTTGTAGTATTATGGGCAATGGCATGAATCATGAACGTTTGTTCAGTATTGAATTCAAATGGTATAAGCATTGACCCATTGGCAGCATTGTTTCCTGTTGAATCATTAATAAACTTCAAGCCAGGTCTGCGGCTAAAGCCACCCTGTGGCTCAAAGATAACATTCTGTGCTTGCTGTACACCTGCATAGTATTGGTTGATGTCAATCCGCCCACGCAATAAGGGATCTATTTCCCCTATGGCAAAGCTAGATTGATAGCGCTGTACTACACTCATGCCCTAATATCTGTTAGCATATACTGCCCAATCACCTGTGGCGATTGCCCACCAGCATCAATGTTAACAGCCTGTCTAAAATAGCCCCCACGCCCAGATTCAGCTTCTGTGCCAATAGCTACAGTGCGCCAATATTGTGCCTTGGTTGTTTGATCTGTAATGACTTCTGCCAAATGCCAAGCTAGTTGATAGGCTAGTAACTGCACAAAATATGTTGGCATAGAGCCTTCTGCTATAAGTTTCTGATAATCAATATGTACTTCTGTAAGGTCTGTCATTAGGACTTGGTAGCCACCTGTAGCTTGCGCCATTTCCCAATTACCTACCTGTAACACACCGCCAGGATCAGAAGATGCCCTTACAGCACGTGGCACAAGGTTTACCATGTCATTAGGTAGAAGATATTGATACGTCCATTCACTAGCCGGGGTGTGGCTATCACGGACTAATGTTGCTTTCTTTGTTGTAAAACTCCAAGGATACATGCCAAAGCAAAGTGATTTGACTTCCTTGTATATCTGGTCACAAGCATTAGCTGCAGGCGATCCATCAGAAAAAGATGTGATCGTAGAAGCACCCAAGTAGGTAAGTGCCTTATTACATATCTTAACGTCTGTATCGCCTGCTGCCATGTTATCACCTAGTCAGAATCAGTCTGAGCTATGGTTGTACCATCACTTATATCCACGACCCCTGATGCATTTGAAACAACAGTGTGGATTGATGATGCTAATGTACCACCAGTGCTTGTGACAGAAATGATGACATCACCCACAGCAACGTGTGTGCTTACATCATTAAAGTATCCTGCACCATCAATTGTGCCAACAGCATCTGTTGTGGTGTAGGTAAATAGCTGTGGAGCAGTACCTTTTTTGGACTGACCACCAATGGGATTCCACCCATCCATATCAAAAGCCATTGTGTACCTCCTTAGCTTTCGTCACAGGTTACATCAACGATACCAGCAGTATCGATTGCAACTGCGCCCATAGACAACTTCGCTGTGACAAGGAAGCTAGTCTTTTCCGCGACGTAGTTGATTTCTGTTGATGGGGCCATTGCTACCGCACAACCAATTGCAGACTTGTGGAATGCAAAACATGTACGATCATTTGATGACAATGGCAGACCACCTTCATCCCTGTCTCCAATAACGTGGAATTGGAAGCCGAGGTATGAATTGATCTCACCAGACACGAGGGCACGAATGCTGTTAAAATCCGCACTAATTGCCCGCTCATCACCCAACAAACCAGAAAGGTTGTTAGCGTGAATCACAAAGTGACGATCAGTTGGTGGAACATTTCCTGCATCCAATGCTTTCTTAGCTGCCAGAATCTTACCTACATTAAGGTTAGAAGCAGCTGCTGAACCAGAAGTCACCACAGTCTTAGCAACTGTTGTGCCTGCTGATGCAGTGTTGATAGCATCAATAATGATCTGATCTTGACGTCTGCCAATAGCAGAACCAACCACTTGGGCAAGTTCACGGCGTTCATCAAAATTGATCTTAGTTTGCAGAAAAATGTCGGAATATTCTGATGCAGAATAGTCAGACATCGAAACGTTCACGGAAGTGAACGAGCTGTTAAGTGGCACAACGTCTGTGCCAGGATTGCGAAGGGTAGCTTGACCCTTGCCAATTTTAGGGAAGTTTACTGTGTTCCCCACCACGCCAGTGCGCATACGGCAAACATTCTGTAGCTGTGCAGAACCTTGGTAGGCTTGATGCACTTCGCTATCAAAAAGCTGGACGAACGCGGCTGACAGATTTGCTTTGGTTGTCATTTGACATCTCCCAGTTTAAGTTACACTCAAACGCGATTCAGGTTATTGGAACAATCCAGCCTGCGCTTCACAAATATCGTTTGTGCAAACGGTGTATTTCTACACGCCAGATCGGCCCCCTAGTGGGAGTTATCAATCTAGTACAATTTACGTTACAAACCCCAGTTTGTAAACAATAACTTACGTTCCATAGTATTCATTGAATTCCTTTTCTACATTTCTGGTGTAGACAGGATCAGTGCCATACTTAGGATCATTCATTAATACAGCAGCATGTTCTTTGAATTCTTGATTAGACATTCTGCCTTCTGCAGTTGGTGTAGTTGGAATAGGCGTCATGTCACCACTCATCTGGCGTAGCTTGCTAATTACCCTTTGCCCTGCAGCTACATCACCAAGAAAGTAAAGTTCTGCTAAATCATCTTCACTAATAATGCCCTTACGCTCCAGACCATCCATCCAGTCCTTGTTGCCTTTGATAATAGCGTCAGCATTAGGGCCTAGTGCCTTTAGTTCATCTGCCCTATTAACCTGTTGTTGTTGCACTGCATCACCAGACATGCCAACGAATTGCCCTACAATGTCATCAAATCCTTTTTGACTAACATTGTTTTCCTTTGCCCATGCCACAAACCCAGTAAGAAGCGCATCATCTTCTGGTACATTGTATTCAGAAAGCACATCAAGGTTGTACTGTTCTGGCACTTTGTGATCCCCCCGGTGGAACTTCTTTTCTAGTTCACCAAGGCTTTTCATTATGCCTTCAATGTCTGGCCCTTCTTTTTCATCCCAGAACTTTTCTGGAATAAAGTCTGGTCTTACATACAGACCGTCATCATCACCTTCTACTTCTTCTTCTGTTTCAAGGTGCGGGATTTCGGTTTCATTAACATCAGTGCTTTCAGGCTGTGCAGCTTGCACTTTACCCATAAGACCCTGATCTTGATCGCTGTTCTGTTCAGCTGTCTGATTATCCATGTTGTTATCATCCATCTTCTGTCCTTTTTAGTCTCTGTTGTATTTCACGCACAATGCTATTCTGTCCTTCACGGCTATAGCCAAAGGATGAATCTGCGCCTGGAATCCAACAAGGTTGATCTATTGTTATTGATTGTAAGTGCTTTAGGACTTCTTGCCCTGCTTCTGTGCTAAAGCACCGCTTGTATAAAAGATCCATAGACTGCTGTTCAGATAGGTTGTTGAGCCTTACTGTGTCTGCAGTTGAATTTACACCATCCCATCCGGGGGTGTTGATGGATCTAATCTTTTCTGCTTGGTTAGCCATCTGTCTGTCCTTCTGGAGCAGGTGCAGCCATGCCCTGCTGTTGCTGCATCATAGCTTGTGCAGCTTGCATCATTTCTTGTTGCATAGCTTGGCGCTCTTCCTGTGTTGTTCTAACTTCACCTGGTATGCCAAGCATATCTGCCACGTAATCCCCTACCTTCATTGGATCAACAAGCATCTGACCTTGTGGCCCCATTGCCTGTGTAATCTGCATGAACTGCATAACACTGTTGATGTTGTCAGTGTTTCCAGCCAAGGCTAGTGGGGACACAGGAATAACCTGCACCTCCAAGCCATTGACCTTCAAGGGGAGCTCTATCATTCCCATTTCATTCATGATGGCAAGAGTTCTGCCGACAATGGGATACATAATTTCGTCTATCATTCGCCCAAATGCTGCACCTAGATTAGCAGACAGATCCTTCATGCGTTCCATGATTTCTGTTGCTGATCTGGCAGACATGGTATCAGGGGGAAGCGAATCATCAAGCAGCATCTTTTTGATATTCATACGTAGGTCATTGAGTTCTATCTGTGATAGATTGGCATCCCCCGATCTTGGTAATGGCATCAATGACGCACCCCTTGGCCCGCCATTGCTATTTACCGCAATGACAGAACCAGGCTGTATGTTGATTGTTTGTGGGTTTAGAACGCCATCATCTACTGCAGTAAACACACCGCCAATACTTAGGCTTGCATTTTTAAGTGCAAGTTCCTTCACCTTGTTAACAGTCAAAATATCAGGCAAGGCGTATAACACAGGCCCACGCCCGTATATTTCTCCAGATGCCTTCATGTAACGTGCCACAACCCAAGGAAAACTTTGCAGCTGCCTTGACACTAGCTTGTGATCGCCTTCCATTGTTGAAAGGCAATAGTAGATAAAACCATTGTTTTCATAGGTTGCTTCTAGCAATTCTATTTTTTGTGTTGGCTTTTCTTCATACTTCTTTGCTACTTCGCTTGGAATCTTGATGTCTGGGAACTCACGTTCCAGAACATTAAACGGGCGTCTAAATTTTCTGTATACAGTATTGATTTGACCATTAGGCCCTTCTTCAAAACACACATGATAGGCGGGCACACATGTAAATTTGATTGGCTTTGTGTCATCACCAGATGGCTGGATAAGCATACAGGCAGTGCCAATAGCTAGATCCAGAAGCATTTCACCAATAGCTAGGTCAAACCCAGATTGGCGCATAACACCAAACATAGTTTCAGAATAGAAGTCTAAAACCCTTTGTGTTTCTATGTGTTGTTCTTGCGGGATACGGTTCCCCGGAGCTAGGCGACACCAGTTTCTTTGTGGAGGAAACAGACTCGATTGGATTCTGTTAGCAAAGCGCGCTGTACTATGAATTGCTGTGCTGTCAAAGACCCTTTTGTTCTTCCTAGTTCCGGGGGTTTCTGCTTCATAAAAGCCATCATAAAGATTGCGCATGGGCAAAGCAAATTCATATGCCTGCTCATATTCTGACCGCCAATGTTCCTTATGCGTTTCTGCAGCTTTGAAGCGTTTTTTAATTTCTTTTAGGGGAAGTTCTGCCATGTCATGCCTTCTTATGCCTATTGGCAAAGTTGCGGGCAGCTTCTACAGATCCAAACCCCCATGCTTTTAGGGCTAATGCTTTCCTTGTAGGTGTGCCATCTTTGTTTTTCATTGGCCCCTTCATTCCTGCGAATCTGGCAGCAAAGGAAACTCTGCGCCCATCAGTCCCAGTCCGTTGGGGTTTTTTAAGGTTAGCACCTTCTGTTCTTTTGAAGTGCTTCCTGCCTGCTTCATTCAAGCCACCACTAGGGTTTTGAAACCTTTTAGCTACCATTGCCCTTATCTTCATGCACAGGTTTAGTATGCTTTGGATTTCTTATATATTTTTTAGCCATGTTACCCCCTTGGGTTTCTTACACTAGGCCCTAGTGTTGACTGTGTGTTCCCGCCTTGCGGCCCAGATTGTCTAGATGTATCCATCAAAACAGAACCACCGCCACGCCTTGCACGCCTGCTTGCAGCAGATCTGCGGATTTCTTTGCCGCGTTCTTTTTCTGCAGCCTTTTCCCGCCTAGACAGTGTTTCATCAACTACTGGGTCAGGTGGTGGTGGAGCTTTTGGTGATCTAAATATTCCGCCCATATTAATACCTCGCCATCATATAATAATCAGTTCCTTCTGGGCCGTACTTTTGTAAGACCCCTTCATGATTAAAATAACATCTTTCTGCCCACTTTAGAGCCAAAGCATTTTCAGAGCTGACTGTGATTTGCAGGCGTTTCATACTATGTTTGCTCATAGCGTAGTCAAAAATCCGCATAGATGCCCTATGAAATGGGATAACATATTTGCGTATATTTTCTGTTGTTGGGATGAGCCATGCTTCATAAACACCATTCCACATGTATGTAAATCCAAAACAACATACCACTTGCCCATGACCTACACCTGTGAAGGCAGATCCTTCTGGTGAATGCGATGCAAGCACACCTGCATAGTTTTTATACATTCCATACCATTTAGCATCGTGTTCATTTAGATGCAGCATGTGCATATGGTTTTCATTCCAATCCACAATTTTGTGGTCTGGATAGTCTAACCCAGTGATTTCATTTAGTTCAGCTGTTGAAAACATCAAAATCCAATACCCTTGCATTGTTTGCCATGCCCATAGGTTGTGCCCTTCTGGTCATGCCTTTGTGCTCACCACCCCCTAAAAACAGATAGGCAGCTGCATCTGCCACGTGGGAATGTTCATTTTTTACAGGCGTATCCCTAAAGCGTTCCTGCCCTGCCCCTACAGACACACGCTTAAAATGGTAGCCACCTGCCAAGGCTTTGCGTAATCGCACACACTTTCGATCAAGCAGAAAGCCAGGCTTGCCTTCTATAAGCCTTCCCATAGGAATTGCCATAGCTTCACGTCTTGTTCTAAAATCATTTGTATGTGTGGGTTTGGCAAGAATCCCATGCTGCTTTAGATGATCAAAGGCAGTAGATTCAAAGATCTGGTCACGCTGCATGCCTGCAGGATCTCCCCACACAGCCACTTCCATTCTTGGAAAGTGTGTGTCTATGGCAGACTTTAGGGCTGTAACAAACCTATTTAGCCCCATGTCAAAGGTTACAAGCTCATGCAGAACATGCCATGTACCATTACGCATGCGCTGGGCAAAGGCAGCCGCAGGTGTCAAACCAAAGTCTAACCCTATGTGTATAGGCAGTGTTGGGTCTACATCTAGGTCAGAAGCCATAAGGTTGTCATTGTATTCTGACCAGACTGGTTTTCCTTCCTGCACATAGGTGTAGTCACCTTGTGCGTAACATTTTATCCAGTCTGCATTCTTACCCCCCAGAAGCTGCTCATAGTAGCCGTCTGGCAGGTTCTTAATGTTTTCTGCCTTGGGGTTTGTCTGCCACCACTTGCCTGCCTGGTAGATGAATCCTTGTGCTTCTGGCATATCTTCTGG